AGGCGCTCTGGTATATCCCTCAGTATATAGAGGTTTCCGATCATCCGTTGCTTCCTGAATTGGTCGGTAAAAGGATATACGCCAAGAAAGATGGGTTCGCCACCGTTGAGAATTATTTTGTTAAGATAGTTGATAACAAAACCGTTAACGTATTGACTTTATCTAGTATGGAAGGAACATTCAACTTCAACGAACAGATATTCTGCGATGACTTCCCTGAAATAACATCTGAAAATGCTCCTTTAATTTTCGGTTCTTTATCGTCTATTAGTATTAAAGACGGCGGTAGCAATTTCAACGTTGGCGACCTCTTAACTATCAATTCAGGTGGAGAGGGTGGCTTAGCCAGAGTTGCATCAACTAAACAAGAGAATGGCAAGGTGGCATTCGACCTAGTCGATGGTGGTCATGGGTTCTCAGTTAATGCCATTGTCACCGTCACTGGTGGTAGCGGTACAGGGGCGTCGTTTCAAGTTGGTGGTATCACTGATAAGAAAGTCTATCAAATTGTCACGGATAAAGTTTCTTCATACCTCAATACATCAATGGATGACGTCGCGGCTGGGGTTAAATTCTCTATCGTCAATCCACCAACTGGCACATATGCAGTCGGAGAGAAATTGTACGGTGATGCCAATACTAGATTGATGGATGTTCAGCAGTTATACTCGGCGGCTGCTAACGGCGAATCTTTCTCGAATACTCTATTGAATATCAGTGGCCTCGTTGCGTATAATGTCGATGGTAATAGTATTTCGATTACGGGCACTGATGCTAACCTCACTAACGCTAACCTAGTGGCCGGTGTAATATTGGTTAGTAATAGCTCTTCTTCATTGATTAAAGTCAATCGCGTAAATACCAAAAAAACAAATGTGGCCAATGGCATTGTGGTGACAGCCAACACCTCCGAGGTGATCATCAATCAAATACAGGGTGCTTTTATCCCAGGCACAACTATCAAAGGCTCTAACTTCGGAACTTATAGCTATACAGCATCAGTGATTACGCAAACTAGGTTGACTGATTGGTTGTTTCCCAGGGCATCGGGACTTGGAAAGAAATCAAACTTAGATACTAAGATAAGTGATTTGTTGACAATCAAGAACTTCGAAGTGGGCACCATTACATACCTGAAGAACGTTAACCCAGGCAAGGGTTATTCATCAGACCCAACTGTGTCTATCATTGAGCCAGACGTATATGACCTGAGGATACGTAATGATAAAGAAGGTTATTACGGATACGATGCAGTGGTGACCTCAAAGGCAAGTTCAGCTAATGGCGTCGTGACAGCTGTTGAAATTGTTGACTCGGGTTATGGTTACAATTTAAATGAAACTATCTATTTGAGCTCCGAAAGTTCGCCTGTAGTCGTGAGCGGTGTGGCTGTCGTTGACAACAATGGTAAGAATAAAGGCTACTGGAAAAACAGCAAAAGCTTTTCTTCTGACGTAATAAATATTCAAGATAGTGACTATTATCAGAATTTTTCGTATGAAATTCTTGCCACGCGTATGATAAATACATATGAAAGTTATGTTAAAGATTTAATACACCCAAGCGGTATGAAGATGTTCGGTAAATATGCGCTAAACAGTTACCTTACAGACAATTATAATACACCGAAAACGTTTTCCATTACGCAATCATAATTGGACTAAGAATGGCAGTTTTAACAATAAATCAGTACATAGATACAATTGACTCTTTCGTGAACAACGTGAAGAGCTCTAAAAATTCCTATTACCTGTTTTACGGTAAGGCTGACTCTTGGAAAAATCAGAATGGTCAGGCTGACGAGACAGCTATTGCCGCCGCTAACTCTTCGGTTTACTCATATGAGCAATCAATATACAATGACTTAGTTTTCGGTAAGTTAATTTCTAATGAAGACGTCACATATATGATACCGAGGTATAATTGGACTTCTGGTGAAGTGTATACATCATATGATCAAACTGATCCTAACTTATACGACAAAGAGTTTTATGTAGTCACAGATGCGTACGAAGTGTATAAGTGTATTGAAAATAACAGTGGCGGACCATCAACTGTCAAACCTTCTTTAACGACTACAAGCGGTGTATTTTCGACACCTGATGGTTATGTTTGGAAGTATATGTTCAGTATTACCTCCAACGCCAACACGAAATTTACCTCGTCAGCTTACATTCCTGTTACGCCAAACACTAGTGTGACCGATAACGCTATCCGTGGTTCGATTGATTTTATTAAAATTAACAATGCAGGTAACAACTATCAAGCTTACAACTCTGGTTATATTCAGAGCTTTCAAAATAATTACGTAGTCAAAATTGCGAATACAGCTTCCCCAATAACTGGTAGGTATATTAACTCAGCCATCTATTTGAAGACAGGGTTTGGTTCAGGTCAAATTAGGAATATCGTTGAATACAGTGGCTTGAATAGGTTAGTCACCGTTGCGCAACCTTTCGAAACTTCGACTGTATTAAACTTAACGAACTACAACGGCGCTTTCGAAATTGGTACTCTCGCAACACAAAGAATTGATTACGTTTCTTTCCTTTATCAACAGGGTTATTTCAATGTTGGTGATCAGGTAGTTCAGTCAGATACACTCGCAACTGGTAATATTTTAAACGCCAACGTCACTCAGCTCCGCGTTGTTAAATCAAGCGTTCCTGACTTCGTACAATCGCTTCCGTTCTACAATACGACTCAGGGAGGCGTTCTACAAACTGGTTCGGCGGACATTAAAACAAACGTCATCAAGTCGATGACTATAACTAATCCTGGCTCTGGTTATACTTCTAACGCTGTTGTGACTATAGCCAACGCTGCCCTCGATGTCACTGGCGCTGGCGGTACAGCCAACTCAACAGCTAATTCGACAGGTAGAATTTCAACTATCAACATTACTAATCCTGGTTCTGCTTATACAATAAACCCAGTTGTTACTGTTGCTCCCCCTGCGCCAATATCATTTAACGCCAATTCGAATATCGACCCAACAACTAACTTCATAACGCTCCCTGGATACGGTCAATATTTTGCTAACGGCGATTACGTTAGGTATAATGTCGCTGTTGGTAATACAGCGCTAAACAACCTAGCCAACAATTCATACTATTATGTAATATATGCAAACAGCTCTGGGTTTAAAGTAACAACCACAGGAACAAGCTCAACGCCTATTGTATTAACTAAAGGCGTTACTGAAGCTGGCCATACGTTTACGGGTCAATCAGCTCAAGTTAACTCTTCTATCATAACATACACTATAACAGCAAACAGCGGAACGCCATTCGCTAATTTCTCTGCTGGCGATTATATCAGAGTGGGCGCGAACGCTAACACAAATATCAGGTATATTACAGCTGTTAACAGCAGCGTTGTAACAGTTAATTACCCATTATCAACAAATGCGATCGCCAACAGCGTGTACAAAATTATTTACGCAGCGCTGCCAACTTCTATCACCACAACGCAAGCTAACGGTATTATATCCGACACAAACCTTAATAGCGTCACATTGACTTACAACAATACAACGATCAATAGTTTGTTGTTTACTGTCGGCGAGCGTGTTGATATGGTCGGTTATAATAACATCATTCAGGGCGCCAATGGTATTGTATCCTATTGCAATTCTACAGCTGTTATCCTTAGTGGTATTCAGGGAGAATTTGCCAATGGGACAAATAACTTTATCCGTGGAATTTATTCCCTACAAAAAGCGAATATCAAATCCTCTATATCTTACCCAAATATAACTTTGTCTTCTCCTCAGGGTGATTTTATCTCCGGTCAGCAAATTTTCATCAAGACATTACCTTCGTTATCAGTTGTAGGTAACGCCAGCCTTATTGCTTCTTACGATATACCGAACGAACTAACTGAATATATTATTTCGCCAGCTGTTAATATTGATGGAGATGGAACAGGTGCATTGGCTTATTCGGTTGTCAACACAACTTTCCTTTCGGCCAATGAAATCAGCTCGGTTGTTGTATTGAACCCAGGCAAAAACTACACTCAGGCGAACATCACGCTTTCATCTAACAATTTGTTCGGCGATGGGTTCGCGGCAACGCCTGTAATTTCGCCTCTTTCGGGTCATGGCTCTAATGCATATAAAGAGCTTGGCGCTCGTTATGCAGGTATCTCTATGACAATAGATACAGGCGAAAACGAAAGCTATAAGTTCCCGACATTCGGTAGTTATCGTAGAGTTGGCGTTATCGAAAATCCATTGTTCGATGACGCATCAGCTCGTATTGACTCTTTCGAGAGAATCAACCTTTCAATTAGAAACAGAACAGGCAGCGGATTCGTTGCTGGTGAATACGTCGTTCAAGCTAATTCAAGCGCCGCTGGCGTTATCGTAACTGCTAATAGTACAGCTATGCAACTTAAGAATATACAAGGGACATTCGTTCAGAATGTTGGTAGTGATAACATCAAAGGTTTAACTTCGAACACCTCTGCAAACGTGTATATCGCGAACGTTATTATGTTCGCTGTATCTAACGTTGAAATTGTATCTGAAACAACGTCAAACGCTCGGGCTCAGGTCGTACAAGCTAACACCACTGTATTGAAAATGACGAACGTTGCTGGTCGTTTTGATGCTAACGATATTGTTTACGATTCTGTTGTAAACGCATACGCCAACGTGACAGCTATTTACACCGTAAACAACACCGTTGATTCGACAACCAGCTTTGGTAAAAAGTTTTCTCAGGTTGCGCGTTTGACGTTATCTTCTAACACAGGCTCTTATGTCGTCGGAGAGAAAATAACACAAAGCGTTTCTATGGCTTCGGGAGATATTATAAGTACAAATACTGATATTGATATCGCTTACACTAATTCTAATGGTTCGTTCAACGTAGGGAATATGATAACTGACGTTACCTCGAGCGCGACAGCTATCGTAACCTACGCCAATACGACTTATCTTAGGTTAACTTCGAAAACGGGCACATTTTCTGACGGTCATAGGATAAGAAATAATGTAAATATAGGTGCAGATATCTCTAAAGTGTATCCTGTTCTTGTATTAAATAATGTTAACGGTGATAATAAATTTCAAACGAGCGCCAATTCGATCACAGGAGATCAAAGC